CCGTTGCTCAATTACATCGGCGACGAGATTTCCGAACAGCGGGTCATCAGCGAGTTCTGCTGCAAGCTCCTCAACGCGGTGAGCCTGCGCACCGGCGTCGTCTGGTGCCTGCTCCATCACACCGGCAAGCCGTCGAAGGACCCGAAGGCGTCAAGCCACTGGACGGCCAGCGACCTTGCCTACAGCGGCCTGGGCAGCTCAGCCCTCGTCAACTGGGCGCGTGAGACGGCCGTGCTGGTGCGCCTCAAGACATCCGACGGCGAACCTCCGACATTCCAGCTCAGCATGACCAAGCGCCGGACGCGGGCGGGCATGCTCGACTCCACCGGTAGGCCGGCCGACACGATCTTCGTGCGCCATTCGACCCACGGCGGCATCTGCTGGGAACAGTGCGAGTCACCCGAGGCTGAGCCCGAGACCCGGCCGGGTCGCTACAAGACGGGCCGTAAATCGGCCTTCGATCCCGAGGCTTTCAGGGCGGCTCTATCCGATTTTGGCGATGCTGTCACGGCCGCCAATGTCAGTGAGGTCGCTGACAAATTCACTGTCACCGAACGCACCATCTGGCGTTGGTGGAAAACACTCAATCACAAGGGGTTATGAGACCACTGACAAAACATTATTTCAGCACTGACATTTCACACGCTGCCGCCACTGACATAAGTGACACTACACCCCCTTTAAGGGGGGTGTGTGTCATTGTGTCAGTAGGCAGCAGGCGCGAGCAGTCCTGTGTCAGCGACCAACCCAACCGCGCGCGGCCTAACAGTTGTCAACAGCCTAACCGACCGGAGGTGGCCCGATGAGCGCCGACGACTACGCCAAGCGCCAGGGCCAGCGAGACGCGGATTACGAACGCGACTACGACGCCTGGGTGAAGTCGATGACTCCCGACGAACGCAAGCGGGCCGAAGAACTCGGCGTGCTCAAGCCCTGCGTGCAGCGTCACGGCAGCGGCGCACCCGATCACGACATCGCCGACTCGCCCGCCGCCAGCTACACGCCCGACATCGCCGCGATGGTCGATCACGAACCGGACGACACCGCGCCGGCCAATGACATGGGTGACGCGACCCGCATTCTCCGCCACCTGGTCGCCGACATCGTCGCCGAGGACAACACGCGCCTCACCATCGAGTGCCTCGCCATCGCCCTGGGCCTGCGGGTCTATGCGGGCGACAGCATGACCGAGATCGCCAACCGCCACGGCATCACCCGCGCCGCCGTGTCCAAGCGCTGCGTTGACATCATCAACCGGCTGAATCTCCAACCGTCACGCGCCATGCGCAGCAAGCGGGCGCGACAAACCTACCGTAAGGCACAAATCAAACGATACCGATCCAACAAATTATGAACACGCTTCCGATCCTCGCCATCAAGAGCAGGAAATTCACCATCACCAGGACCGGCCTCGACATCAAGGGGGAACTCACCTTCGACGAATGGCAGGCGCTCGGCAACGAACTGGCTCCGGTCGCGAAATCAATCGGCTTCATCGTCGGCGACTGGATCAACTACGGGGCGGGCCGCTATGGCGAAAAATACACCGAAGCACTCAGACTCACCGGGCTTTCCCTGCCCACATTGCAGGAATATGCCTATGTCGCCCGCCGGGTCGAAACTTCGGTTCGAACCGAAGTTTTGGATTACACGCACCACAAGCTGGTGGCCAAATGCAAGGACCCTCAGGAGCAGCGGAAGTGGCTGGAAACAGCGGAGAAGGAAAACCTCAGCGTCGCCCGCCTGCGCAAGTCGATGAACTTCGGCCGGCTTGCCACCGAAGAGGAGATGCAGCAGGACCCGGCCGACCGCGGAGTCGTCACCCATCTCGCGCTCATCAACCGGCTCATCCGCTGGTGGAAGCAGACCACCGCCGATGATCCGGTGGACAAGTGGGACCCGGAACAGCGGGCAAACGTCAAAGAGGATTTCAAGCTCATCCTCGACATCTACGAAGCACTCTAACCATGAACTCAGCATTCCTGATCGTCGTCTATTGCCTCGCCCACATCCTCGCCGGAGCTTGCGCGACCTACCTTTTGATCGTAACCGCCGAGCGCGTCTGCGACTGGCTGGCAGCGTGGGCCAAGCGGAAGCGCAAGCGCGGACACTGAAATTCAACCGCGGGGAGGAATGGTTCCAAGCGAGATTCATACCCTCGCCTCTGCGGGTTCAAGTCCCGCCCCCGCAACCACTCACCATCACCATGCCCACCATCACCACACCGGCCCAACGGCTGGAACGCATGCTCAAGGAGGGAGCGCGTCTGATGGCCTTGTGCCCGCAGCAGACCAGCATCGACGTCACTCCCGACATCATGGCGCTGCTCGGCGAGGTTCAAACCGATTTGAACCCGTTAGGCGAGGCAAGGAATCTATTGGAAGCCAGAGACTTGGGCCGGGACCTCGCCACCCGTGTCCATTTTGTATGAAATGCACCAACACGACTTCCCACATAACGGAGGTCCGGAGCACCCCGGCGGATGTGCCGCAAAGCTCGCCCAATCAGCGGCTTGTGGCAAATCCGAGCCAGCAATCAGCTTTCGAAAATGCGGGAAGTCGGGGTTGGAACTTCCCATCGCCGCGCCGCCTGCGAAGTGGGAAATTTCCCACCGGTGGGTTGACTCGGCGGCCCGGTCAAATGGCAGGCTCCAAGCTCGAATCACAGTTTCTCTTCCTCTGGCGCGTTGCGCAGGGACCGGCGCTTGAGCGCGAGGTGAAGTTCCACCCGACGAGGAAATGGCGGTCGGATTTCGGCCACATCGAAAGCCGAACCCTGATTGAGATCGAGGGCGGCATCTTCATGCGGGCCGGTGGCCGGCACACCAGGGGCGGCGGTTACGCCAACGATGCCGAGAAATACCTGGAAGCCGCGCTGGCGGGCTGGACGGTCCTGCGGCTGACCGAACGCCAACTGGAGATTGGCATCATCGAGCGGATCGTCGCGCTGCTCAATACTCCTCGGGCAGGAGCACGCAAGTCGAACTCCGATCTGCCTCGGTGATGATGTAGATCCGCCGGCCTCTGCCGAGCTTGTAGTGGCTGAGAATCCGCAACCCGTGGACCAGGGCATCCTCGTTCGCCTGCTTGTCCTCGTCGCAAAGGTCGCCCCAGTCGCCGCAGTGATGGCGGCGCATGTAGGCGGCCAGGTCTATTCCGAGCGCGATGGCGCCGGGGGTGGCGACCGTGCGGCCGAGCGGGAAGCGCGGGGTCATGAAACTGTATGGCATGGCAGTCAGGGGTTGGGTTGCGGGGTGACGAGTCCGGAGGCGATCAGGTCTTCGACCAGCGCGGCGGGCGGCCACGGGCGGTGCGGTTTGCCGTTCTGCATCTTGCTGGCGCGGGCGGTGGCCCGGCAGTAGGACTTGAGATCCTTCTCCGGGTTGAAGCTATCGGCCCGGAGCTGGGTCATCAGGTCGGTCGGGTCGGTGGCGGTGAAGCTCGCCCCGTCGATGGTGTGGTATGTCGTGTTCATGGTGGTATTGTAGGGAAAGAGTGGATCAGGCGGCGAGCTTCTTTGCCCGCGCCGTGTAGAATTTCACCAGTCCGGTGGCGTTGACCGCCTGGCAGAACCATTTCATGCGGGACATCCCGAGGCCGGTGTCCTGCGGGCGGTTCCTAACGGTGGCGGCAGCTTCGGCGGCGTCGAAGAGGCGGGCCATCAGCCGCACCCAGTTGGTGATCTTCTCGGGATCGGTGGTGCCCGCGTGGTGCCGGACCTCCAGTGTCCGGTGGCGGAAGAAGCTGTGGATGTTGAGCTTCCGGTAGCGGCATGGATAGAGTTCCTTCATTTGGTCCATGTCCTTGCAGGCGTCGATGGCCTCGAACATCGCCAGGCAGGCGTCGCGGTGGCCGGTGGCGTCGCGGCATTGGTCCTTGAGGTTGGACTGGCAGTAGGTGTTGGAGTTGCCCCGGCGGGACTGCGGCTGGAAGGTATCGAGGACATCCTCGAATTTGAGCCAAAGTTTGAAGAGGTTCTTGACGGCTTTGAGCTTCATCGAGCTGGCGTCGAAGTGGACATGGAATCCGCACCGCTTGTCCACCTGTGCCCCGGCGGCT